AGTCTTTATGCATCCACTGCAAAACTCGTGCCCGCAGCACAGCTTGCGGAAGGGCCCAGCCTCAGAGTAGCACACTGAGCACTCCATTGTGTTTGTTGGTGACTGACACATAGGCACCCGAGACCCTTATGAACACACAACACAAGTTTTCAGACGGGTATGAATGCTCGCTTCTTGAGGACCGCCTTGGCGTACTGCGCGCTGAGCACAAAGTGGATGTGGGGCCAATCGAGAGCCTCGCGTTCGGTTATCACCACGCCGAAAGGGTTGGAGTTGACCGACTCGACCATCTTCAGGTGAGCCTTCGAGTCGCCCATATTCTCCGCCATCTCCATCATCTTCTGGAACCACTTTACGTGCGCTTTATCAAGAGGGTCGAATGCCGTGATGAACCGAACGGTCGACGACATCTAACAGAATCTTTTGTTTTCTTTTTAAGATATACGCGCAGGTGGAACGGAAAACTGTCCGGGGATGGAGCCCTGAGCGACGGTCGGCACGGGCTCAGCCTTGTTCCACGTCGCCTTGGCGTTTCCAATCGTCTGGGACCACATGGCGGACCCGAAAAACTTGGTCCACAGATTGCTCACCGTCCTCCACAGTCCTGTAAAGTACAGGAATATGGCGACAACTATAATCATCATGCCCAAATTGGCGTTCGACCCCGAGTTTCCGAAACTGATGGTAAAGGCCATTTACTGTATGTACTGAAAAAAGTTCTAGGCTGCGCCGCATGCGCAGTAGGGCTCGGTCGGACGACGCGCGAGGTACGCAATCACGAGCAAAAGGGCCAGAATGACTAGAAACTTGTTCATCTTTACTCTTCGTCAACAGTATTTTCAAACTCCTCTTCGTCCTCGTCGTCGTCCTCCTCCTCCTCCTCCTCGTCGTCGTCGTCGCTCTCGCTCTCGCTCTCTGGGTCATAGTCGGAATCCGATTCCACTTTGGCCCACACGTCACCGTCCTGTGCCTCGTAGCCTATGTCAGTCTCAAGGTCCGTTTCGAGCCACTCGGATATAGACTCGTCATCAACCTCATACTCTTCATCCTCATACCTGAAAACCTTGGCGTTTTCGGGAATGGCACTGAGGTAACGAATGGTGTACATTCCGCCGTTCCTCTGGAAAATCTTTGCCAGGAGCGCCTTGGGCTTGCGCTGACCGACGTCGGTCCACACACGCACGAGACTCATTGACTTTTATTATTCATTTTTGTTTAAGCCACTTTACATCATGGCGCCGCGCTTCATACCCGAGTTCTTGCGCACCTTGCGGACAGCCTTGCCACCGAACAGGGCGGCGAGGCCCATGTTGGCACCGGGGCTGATCATGTACTTGCGAGGGCGGCCGACCGGGCGCTTGGGCGCGGGGCTGAAGAGGGCGGGCAGGTTACCAGCCTTGACGCCGGCGTAGACGCCACGAGCCTTGCCGCGGTTGGAGCGCACCTTGCGGACCGCCTTGGGGCGGATGGCGGTGGGGATGCGAACGTTGGTGTTCTTCACGTTGCGCTCGGAGCCGCCTGGGGTCTTGACGAAACGCGCCTTGGGGTTGTAGACGGTCGAGCCCTTCTCGGACTTGGCAATGTACTTGCCGTCGGCAGTCATGTATATCACACGACGCTTGCTGTTCATGAACTTGGTCGCAGACTTGGGGAGGGTGGGACGGCCGGCCATTTCTAGGTGATATTACACAAGAAAATATTTTATGTGTGAGGGTTCAGCAGTATAAAAATATCGTGATAGGTCAGATAAGATGATGGGCTATATATATCGAATCAAGAACCTTCTGAACAACCAAAAGTATATAGGACAGACGCACCGGACTCTCGAAGTTCGGTTTCAAGAGCATTGTGGAACCAGCACGACATCCGTCAGCCCGAAGCTCAAGAACGCTATTCGAAAGTACGGTAAGAGCAATTTTACAATAGAAAGCATTTGGGAAGGAGAGTGCACTGAAGTGGAGCTTGACTCCAAAGAAATGGAATTGATAGAAAGCGAAGGAACTCTCCACCCAAATGGATATAACCTGACAATGGGAGGATCAGGTGGGAGGCACTCGGATGAGACCAAGAAACTCATTAGCGAAAAGAGCAAAAAGTCATGGGAGGAGAATGGTGAGAAGTGGAGACTGGAGAGGGCCGAAGCAGGACGGAGCGATGAGGCGCGAGCTAAAACGTCTGAATCCGTGAGAAAAGTTTTTCAGGAACGGCCGGAAATTAGAGAACTCATATCAAAAACTCACAAGGGGAAGAAGAAAAGCGCAGAGACCCGCGAGAGAATGAGTATTGCAATGCAGACGCGACTACAGACTCCAGAATGGGCGGCCTACGTTCAGGAGATGGCGAAACGTCGGAACAAAAAGGTTTACCGTTTCAATTCTCAAAGAGTTTTGGTGGATGTACACCAATCTCTCACACAGACGCCAAATGATACGGGAATTAGTCTGGGTAGAATTAGATATTCTATAACAAATGTAACTACGACCGACGGCTTCTATTTCTCCTACTCTTCACCCCTTCCATCGGTTGCCACAGTTGAGACAGCAGAAGAATGTCGTCATGGGTTCTGAACGGCCGCGTCAGTAAGAAGCAAAAGAAGCACGCGAGCATAAAACGCACCATCCGCGCTCCGAGTTTGCGCCTGGACATACGTAACTTTGTTAGTTCCGCATTTCTTGCATCGAAACAGGCCGTTGTAATCTTCATTCTCCTTGGCCTTGATAGCCTCGAGCTTCATGTCCTTCGTGACCGCCTTGAACATGGCTTGAAACTTGGGGCCCTCTGGCCAGAGCGCCTCTGCAGGCAGACGCACGAGGTCTTGCGAGCTCACCTCTTTGGTCAAGAGTCTGTGAAGGAGCTGCGGTTGCGTGGTGCACTGAAGCTTGACGCCGTGTTCACCGACGCGGATGTCCACCTGGACCCATGACGGGTCTCTTGTGAGCTCAGCCATGAGATGAATCACTTTGTGCTTGTATCTCGAACGAAGGCGCTTGGTGTCGGGATCGCCATTCTTCTTTGATTCTTCGACGGCCCAGAGCCACGCCGCCTTTTCTATATTCTTTGCGTACGGGCGCTCCGGGACAACCTTGGCAAGATTTGTGCGCGCGTAGTCCCGGAGCGCTTCCATTCTTTGTTTTGATAGAGTCTGTTCTTTTTGTAGAGACTCTTAGTCACACAACTCAAATTTTCTCACGCCTTGTGATTCCTAGCGCGCTTTCCAGTTTGCTCGCGGCTCTCTTCAAGGGTTTCGTCCGTGTGAGTTTGAGCTCGCCCTCGACCACGACCTGCACTGGGTCTGGTGCGCCACCCTTTCCAAAGGTGTGCACCATGTGAATTTCCCCGGGAGTGTGAACCCACGGGGGGTCTGACGCGCTCTTTCGAAACTCTTCGATTGTGAGGGGGCCGCCGAAAATCGCGAGCGTCTGACGCTTCGGGGCGGGCCAGAGCGGCGTGTACTTCCCGTAGACGTGTTTCCTCATGAGGGCTAAATTCTGTAAAATTTCCCCGTAACGCGCCTTGGCTCCGTCGAGCGCGTACGCCTTGGCGCACTCGAACGAACAAAAGTGACCTTGAGTAACGAATACGTGTGTTCTGTCATCGTACCTGATTGGCAAGTGAACGTCCGGCCCTTCCCATGGATGACAGCACCACCAGCAGTGGAGTGGACTCGCCATAAAGAATTCCTTATCAAGTACAATTAAGATGCTTTTAAGTATTGACGTGGGAATTAAAAATCTCGCAATGTGTTTGATTGATCCGAAGACGAAGAAGATTCAACAGTGGGACGTTGATGGTGTCCCACCGAATCACTCGGACGGTCTATACTTGAGCCTCGTCAAGCACTTGAACAAAAAGCCATGGATTCTTGAATCTCGGCAAGTTCTCATCGAGAAGCAGCCGGATCGCAACAAGGGCATGAAATCCGTTGAACACTTGATTCACACGTACCTCCTGACCAAGGACCCGTCGCGTGATGTTATAGTATGGGACGCGCGCCACAAGATTCCTGACGTTTCCGGCCCGGGTAAAAGCCAGTACGCGGCGCGCAAGGCGGCGAGCATCGAGCGCACCCGCAAGTTTATTCAAGACACAAACCCCGAATGGGTCGCCTATTTTGAAAAGCACAAAAAGAAGGATGATTTGGCCGACACGGTCATGCAAGCCCTGTCCTTTATAAATCGTGCGGGGGCGGCCAAGCCTGACGCTCCGCCACCCAAGGAGAAGAAGGCGACCCCTCGCAAGCCGACCGAGAATCAGAAGCGCACAAAGTACTCAAAGGCGAACCTCGCATACATATTGAAGAACAACATGCCGCAGGATGCCCGGTTCCGCAAGGACCTCGCCAGGTACTACACGGATGTGTCTGAGCTCAAGGAGGATTTCTCGTTATAAAAGAGATGAGCTCTAAAAATTCAATGAAAAATGGATTTGCGCGTCTGGTTGATCATATGGGTTCTGACTCTGACGTTGTACAGGCCGCGCGCGTATCTTACGCCGCAGGAACTCGTACATTGTCTGATGACCGAGGACTCATACGATATCTCATGCGTCATAAGCACACCACCCCCTTTGAGATGGTCGAGTTCAAGTTTCATATCCGAGCGCCCATTTATGTGGCTCGTCAATGGATCCGTCACCGTACAGCATCCGTGAACGAGATGTCTGCTCGCTACTCGGTCGTCGACACGGGCTATTTTCTTCCAGAGACTTTTCGGACCCAGTCCGGCACGAACAAACAGTGTTCCGGTGACGATTTAGAGGGTGGTGAGTTTCTCATCCTCAAACAAAAGGCGAGCTGTGACTTGGCGTTTCACACGTACGAGGAGCTCGTGCGTCGCGGAGTCTCGCGCGAGCTCGCCCGGGGTCATCTGCCTCAGAGCACATATACTGAATTTTATTGGAAAATTAATCTTCATAATCTCCTCCACTTTCTCAAGTTGCGCATGGACAACCACGCACAAAAGGAGATTCGCGACTTGGCTCTCCAGGTGGCCAGCGCAGTCAGGCTGATTGTCCCAGTGACGTGGGAGGCTTTTGAGGATTTCGTGCTAGGTGCAGTGACCCTGAGCCGTCTCGAGGTTGAGGCTCTGCGCCTCGGTCTGGACACCCTCGGTCCTGCTGCGACCAAGGGTGAATCAAACGAGTTTAAGGAAAAGGTGGCTCTGATTGTAAATGAACGCCAAGGTGGTGACGCCATGGTGTGATCGGGGCGGGCGAAAATATTTGGATTTAGAAATTGGCGGACAAGTCCGAACCGTAAAAGTTCCCTTTCGGTACGGACGTGTTCTCGGGTGTACAGTGGAGGGCATTCGGCCCATTCAGGATATTCAGGCTGGCGAGGTTTGCCAAGTCGTCATAAATAAAAAGATGTGGGATGGCCAAGTCTATTGGGTCCTGTCTTCGATAAAGCCGCAAGACTCTTAGAAAGAATAATGGAGGTCCAATCGACCAAGGAAATAAAGAAGGCTCTCACAGTAAGAGCTAACGAGAATGCATTGGGTATGCGCCCGCCCTCATTTCGGGCATGGCAGGAGGGTCGCACTTCCAGCACTATTCTCGTCCCGCCTTTTTGCGAGTTCGTCAGCCCCGCCGCGCGCGCCGCCTCCAGCACTGAAGGGTCTCCTGCTCGCATTGATTTCACTGGAACTTTGCGTGAACACCAAGTCGAAGCGGTCCGAAAAGGAGTCCAATCAGCCGGAGGAGTTCTTTCACTCGATGTGGGGTTGGGAAAAACTGTCTGCGCCCTCGCTCTTGCGGCCCGGTTCAAGCGGAGGACGCTGATTATAGTTCACAAGGGGTTCTTGGCTGACCAGTGGGTCGAGCGCATCGGTCAATTTTGTCCAGGTTCGACGATTGGCCGAATCCAGCAAGATGATTTCCAGATTGAAAATGATTTCGTCGTCGCTATGATTCAGACCCTGTGCGTTCGCCCTTGGACTCCGGGTGCGTTTGACTCGTTCGGAACGCTCATAGTCGACGAGGCGCACCACATTGCCGCTCAGGCTTTTTCGCAATCCATGTTTCTCATGCGGCCCAAGTTTACCATCGGTCTCACGGCGACGCCCGAACGCAAGGATGGCCTGACGCGGCTCTTGTACTGGTTCATGGGTCCAGAGTTTTTCAGGCTTCAACGCAGGGAGCAGGAGAACGTGACGGTCCATAGGGTCCCGTTCGCGTGCAAGGAGTTTCTCGAGGCTCCGCCCGTCACAAACTTTGGAAAGCTCAACTTTGCCGAGGTGGTGAATGTCCTGACTCGAATCCCTGAACGAAATAATCTTTTGGTTCAACTCATCACGAGCAGTCCAGGGAAACACATTCTCGTCCTGACGGACAGACGTGAACACGCCGCGTGGCTCAAGGACAACCTGACTGGCTCGGCCCTGTACATAGGTGGGATGAAGCAAGAGGCGCTCGAGGCGGCAGCCAAAGCCAAGGTGGTCGTCGGGACTTTTAGTCTGGCCCAGGAGGGTCTGGATATTCCTACGCTTGATACCGTGTTTCTCGTGACGCCTCATTCAGACGTGAAGCAGGCTATCGGGAGAATTCTCCGCGGTGCTTCACGTCCAGTGATTTGGGACGTTGTTGATTCGTGGTCGGTCCTGTACTCGATGTGGCGCAAGAGGCTCGCGACGTA